TAGACATTGTTTTACCATTACCAGAATGACCAGTAATGAAAACAGGAAAGAAACGATTTGATTTTACGATTGAAACAATATCGTCAAAGTCACCAAATGGGACATAGTTACGATATGGTGTTGGAATTAAGTTTGTAGTATCAAGGTCGGTAACTACATTAACAATTCTATGACTTGAATGCTCAACAGGTTTTTTCATAGGCACAACATTGGCTTGCATTGATATTAATGCGGGATTAGGTACAAGGTATTTACCACGACCAACACGGTTAGATTCATCTTTAGTAAACCATTGAGCACCAGAAATGCCAAGATTTGCACAAATGGATTTGATTTCTGCTTTAGTCACTTCGGCTTTACCAAGTGCTTGCAGAGTGGACATAAACTTTTCACGAATTTCAGTACGAACTGTCATAATAAATCTTTCATAATATAGGGTATATTATAACACAACAGGAGGTTTTGTCAACCACTCTGTTGTATTAATACAACACTCAGGCAGCAATGCCTTGAATGAACTTGGAGACTAACACTCTGTTAATCTGTTTGCCTTTATTGAATTTCATAAAAGCATTCTTGAGCTTAGATGATGTAAGTTTACCATCAATCTCAATTTCACCATCATTGGCCATCAAATCATTTCCACCAGAAATTAGGAAGTATGAATCATAACCAGGATTAAATGATTGTAAGAACTTCTGAGTATCCAATTTACGCTTCAGTTGTTTAATCAACTCAGCATCTACGTAAGCATCAGAGCGCTTAGTGTATAAAGGTTGTCTATTTTCATTGTGGTAGTAATGTCTAATGATACCTTTTGCACGTTGAGAAGGAACAATAAAGAAACCAAAAATCTTAGAATCGGTTGTAGCGGTAAACCATTCAGCAACCGAAACAAACATTTCATTGCTTAAGTTATTAGCCTTAACTAGTTTCTGATGCTTGTATTTTTTATCTTGAAGGATAACATTCTCATATGTTGGATGAAAGTAAGTATAACCACCTTCAGCATTTGCCACGCAATTAGTAGCATCGGCATCACCGTCATGGATAATTACCAAGTTTGTAATATCCAAATTGTTGCTACGTTTAAAGTTTTTCATAATTGCTTGTGTTGCAACCAAAGCTTCGGTCAAAGGAGTGTTTGACAATCTTTCTGAAAATGGTCTTTGTATTGGGCGAGCATAACGACCACCTTCATAAGATTTTTTCAACAGAACCATGTTACGCAAGGCCTTGGTAAATTCTGCATTTGTCATTTTAGAATTCAAATACTCACGCAAACAAATATTATTAAACATTAATTCACCAGTTTGGTACATAAAGCATTGACGTAAATCCATAGGATTTCCAAGAATATTACGTGTTGTAGTAGAAGCCTTGGGGTTATCAATCGACCATGTAGAACTGTCATTACCAAATGCATAAACATGGAATGGAATGTTTACTTTGCGGCAGAACATGGAAAGAACCAAGATTTGTTCAATAGAACCTGCCATGTTATCTGACATAGAACCAGAATAGTCAAGCAACAAAATCAAACCATGTGATTTGCCTTTTGGTACTTGCATAATTTTACGGAAGATATTGTCATCAAAACGGTATGAAGCCAGTTTGTTAACATCAACATCACCAGTATCCGATTGTTTTGCCTTACTGAAAGATTTGGCAGCCTTACGCATTTCAAACTCTTTGGCAAGCAATGCAATGTAACGCTCATTTCTATTACGGAATTCTTGTACATAACCATTGACTTTACTATCCGTTATGTGACCTTCGCTGACCTGATTTGCAAAATCTATTGTCATCAACTCTTGTACCCGTTTTGCAGGTGTAATAATGTTGGACAAAATAGGTGTAGGCATATTAGCATACACATAAGGCTTGCACTTTTCATCAAGCAATGTCACTTCGTTTCTGCGGTAGTTATCATCAGTTATACAATTTGGATCTAAATCATTTGAATCAAAACTAGATTCTTTTGATTCTTTATTGTGAACAATTTCATTGCCATCTTCCTCTGATTCACTTTCCGTTTCAGAATCATCATCTGAGCCAGATTCACCATCTGATTCTTCATCAGTAGGTTCATCCGATTCATCATCAGAGTTTTTACTTTCACCATCATTACCGTTTTCCGTTTCATCATCATAATCATAATCAGATTCGGAATCAGAATCGGTACCATCTTCATCTAAGGGATTGCCTTCAATGTCATATTCAAAATCATCACCAATTGATAATTCAAATTGTTCATTCTTACAATAACCATAAATCTTTTCAGTTACCCGAAGCACATCATCCCATGTTTCAAGCATTTGAACTTCACCAACCATTTGCATTTCTTCAACGGAGAAATTAATGCTTTCAGAGTATTGGCTTTTGGTATAGATATTTAATCGGTCAATGAATGACATATGATTAATGTTACGATGTTGGATGCCAAAGAAATCACGGTCACTCAATTCAGCATAAGCTTTTCTGAATGATGATTTAAGGCCTGGATATTTACGAATAACTTTTTTCTCAATGCGAGCATCTTCAATCACATTAAGGAAAGATTTGTAATTTTTACCTTTGGTTTTGTCGGTAGCAACATCGTGCCAACCATCCGCAGGAGTATAGAGAGCATGACCAACTTCATGGCCACCTAGCAAATCATACATGAAGCTTGTCATATCTTTCCAGATAGGAAGATAAAGAATCCGTTTAATTGGATCAAACTTAGCAGTATGAATTTTTGAATGTTGAATGGTGAGGTTCTCAGTTGCCATCAACTTGGCAAGCTGAGATTTTTGTTCTACTGTAAATGCTGTCATGCAAAACCTTTTTGAATCTATGTGTCCATTATATCAAAACTGGAGGATTTGTCAAGAGCCTGTTGCATAAAAACAACAGTCTGGAAGTCGCATGGGACTTAGTGATGGAGCGGATAACAGGAGTTAAACCTGTCTGCCCATTGGGATGGGCTGTCTCGGACTCTCCGCATTTGTGTTTATTATAACATTATATATGTGCTTTGTCAAGCGTTTATCGACCAACCGCAGGCAAATATTTATTCTTTGCCTCTTCCCATGTTAGGGTGGTAAGGTCATCATAGAACAAGGTCTCATTATTGTTACGACCTTTTTTGACCAACTGCTTGATACGAGGTTTGGCATGTTTAGTTTTCCAAATCTCAGTCAAGGCTTCTACGCTTGTGTCAAATGATTTAATCAATGCATCATCACCAATTCTATTATTGAGGCGGTCAATAGAGTTATCATACAGAGGTGACCAATAAATGCCTCGAGCATGGTCTGTACGAATCAACTCTTTAGGTATGTTCAGTTTACTGTACACAAATTGAAGTGAACGATTCTTATGGTCACGCTTATGTGGTTGACCAGAAGCTTTCTTTGCAGAATACCATTCAAAGTATTTACGTGTATGTTTTACTTTCAACCAATCACGAATTTGATAACGAGTATTCTTTTCTGGTTCAAATGATACAGAACCTGCCGTAAAGCCCATCTTCTGCCAGTGGTCTAAGTTATCATATTGTGATAGACCATCAGCCTTGGTTCTACCATACAATGATGTTGTTGTTACTGAAACAAGTACATCACCATACAATTTCTTCCATAGTTCTTGTACAGGATCGGCAAGACATAACAATGCAAGCAATTTACCACCAACATAATTGAAACCAAGTGGTTGTAATGGAACAATTGTAGAACCAATGGCAGTATGGTTAATCATACCGCCTTGTGTCTTCAGTTCTCTAGGCCAACCAATGTGATTGTCTCTTGGTGTTAAATCAAGGAAGTCGGATGATATACAGATAACACCAAGATACTTCTTAGTTACCTTATCACGAACCACAAAGTTAAGGTTACGACCAATGTTAGCATTGTTCTTCATTGTAGATGAGAAGGTACGAATACAATTCCACAATTCAGGCAAGTCTTCTTGTTTACTGGTGTACAACATCTCTGGTTGTAAACTTAGATAGTCTTCATGTGTTTTTGGAATCCAAAAGTTTCTTTTGATTTCTTCAATTGCAAGGCGTTGGCCTTCATCTTCTAGTACACGTTTCTCACCTTCCCATAAGTCATTCACAACAACAGATGGGTATTTCTCCTGCACCTCACACCACTTTTGATATAGTGTATACTCTTTAACATCCATACCTGATACGAATGTCAGGTCTCTGATAATGTTTTCTCTCAATGCCTCATCAGTTAGAATTGATGGTTCTACAAACTGTGCAGACCACTTTTGCCATTGTGTTTCAACATCATCTTTAGGATCAAATGCGTAAGCCATTATTTATTTTTTGCTCTCATGTGTTTCTTAATACGTTTCTCCTGTTTCTGTTTTGCCAGTTTTAAGGCAACAGGACCAACATGTTGTGTTAATTTAATACCATTCATATGATCCAACTCATGCAAGAAACATCTTGCCGATAGACCTTCTAGTTTGGTTTGAATTCTCTTACCTTCTTCAGTAAAATATTCAACTTCAATCCAACTATTTCTTGGTATTTTAACATACAAACCAGGAAAAGAGAGGCAACCTTCGTTCTCTTTTAATAACTCTGCCGAAGCATTGATTACTTTTGGGTTGATACAGACCATATCAAAGTCTTCATACCCAATAACAAATACTCTTTGAACAATGCCGCATTGATTGGCTGATAAACCAATACCACCATACATCTTCTTGGTAAGTTTCAATCGTTTGACCAACTTACTCATCAACGGATTAGGTAAAGGCATTTCATGTTCAGGCATTCTGGTGCTCAACATCGGATGACGATCATCATATAACGGCAATGCTTCAATGACGGCTTCACCGCCAAACAGGCCTGCACCTGTATCAATTTTAATTACATCACTCATAGTACCCAACTTTCTGCAAAATTCTCAGCAGTTTCTTCATCAACAAATGTGGTTGAATAGTGAGTTCCAGTATCTTCTTTTACCACAACTCTGTAAGTATAATCATTCACATGAAAAACTTCTGCTTTCTTTTCACCATTGTCACTATAATATGTGCTTAATAATTTCATTTTAATATCCTTGAAAAGTTCTTTTCTTTTCCAAATCTAATTACATTTAAAAACTTGTCTTGTAATATATCACCCTTGTGGCTGATAACAAACAAATTAACACCTTCAAGCATATGAAGAATCTTCATTAGTTCTTCTGTGCCTGTGGTGTCTAGTGAAGAATCAAATGTTTCATCCAATATTAACAGATTGGTGTTAGATGAGTTCTTCAGCTTGGCAACTGCACGCCATGTTAACATCAATGCCATGTCGATGCGTTGTTTCTCACCTTCTGAAAAATTGTGGTAAGAGAAGTCATCACGGTGCCTTGATTTGATTGTTTCTTTAAACGATTCATCAAGGTTAAAGTTTACAAAGAAATCTAGTGATGATAAATATTTGTTGACCAACTTATTAATGATAGGCAAATACTGTTTGATAATCTTGGTCTTAATACCAGTATCTTTCAACAATGATGTGGCGGCTTCGTAATATGTTTTTTCTTCTATCAATAATTTTAAGTTTGATTCTAGTTGTGTCAACTGACTTGCGAGTTCTAATAGTTGTGACTCTTGTAGCTGTGTTGAACCTTTTGTCTCTTTCAATGCCAATATTTCCTTTTCTATTTTAACAATATACTTGTTAACTTCTACAATAGAAGTGTTCTTAGTGGCAATTTGAATCTGTAATCTCTGAATTGTTTTTTGCGTATCAGCAATCTTATTCAGTTTAGCCTGTTCATCTAACAACTTAGCTTCAAGGTCTTTTAAACCTACTTCACATTGAGTTGTCTTGGTTTGCAAGGACTGTATCTGTCCTTCTTTAAACTCGGTGGCAATGGATTGCCTACACGTTGGACAATCATCATTGTGTTGAAAGAAACTGATATCTTTCTGAAACTTGGAGAGGTTGCTTTCAATCTGCGATTCAAGTTTACCAAGTTTCTTGACCTTACTCTCAGTTTCAGTTTGTAATGCCACATCGGTAGAGTATACCTCAACTTGTCCTGAGGCGTTAGCAATCTCTGCATGTAAGGCTTGTATGGTCTGGTTACTATTAAGTATCTCACTCTCATACTCTTTTACCTTTTCATCATTGTTTTGTTTCAACTCATCAACATGTTTCTTTTCTAAATCATATTTCTGTTTAGTTAAATCAATATCATACTTCTTGATACCTGTTGCATCTTTATTGGTTGACAACTTATCTTTCACAAGAGAATTCATTGTAGAAAAGATTTGAATGTCCAATAAATCTTCAATGATGTTTCTTCTATCAGAGGTGGATAATTGCATGAAAGGAACAAATGAAGCAGAACCAAGAATCACAATTTGTGTGAATGACTTGTAGTTCATCTTTAGAATAAACTTCTCCAAGTATTCTTGGTAGTCTCTGATAGCTGCATCTTGGTTTAACAAGTCGCCATTCTGATAGATTTCAAACACATTTGGTTTGATACCACGAATAATCTTGTATGACTTGTTGTTACAATCAAGTTCAATTTCAACCACACAATCTTTACCATTGATAGAGTTAATCAATTGTGGTTTGTTTACATTGCGAAAGGCCTTACCAAAAAGGCCAAAACACAATGCATCAAGCATTGTACTCTTGCCAGAACCATTCTCACCTACAACAAGTGTGTTTGCATTTGAGTCAAGTTTAATTTCAGTAAAATAATTGCCAGTTGAAAGTAAGTTCTTCCAACGGACAGCACGAAAAATAATCATTCAGCTACTTCAGTATTCAATGCCTCAACATAGAGTTCTCGCATTATAGATTTTAGTTTATCTGGTTCGACCTGCAACTGTAAGTTATCAATGTACTTGGAAAGTATAGTCATTGTATCTTCAGCTTGGTCAATAATTTCTTGGTCAGTATCAAATTCTGTATCAGTAAAATCTTCTACAATTGAAATGTCACATGCACCACATTTGTATAAGTTATCTAACATGTTGTCAAACAGGTAAGGGTTCTGTTTATGTACAACAATTACCTTTACATAAGTGCCTTTAAGTTTACCATAATCATATGATTTCCAATGATTGAAATCTTGTTTATCATCTGAGTCATCATAGGTAACTTTGATAAACATCTGATTTGGATTCTCAATGAATTCCAATTTTCTAGTAGAGGTATCAAAGACATGAAAGCCTTTTGGATCCTTATAGTCAGCCCATGTCATTTCATATGGCGTACCTGTATAGTAGATATGCCCGTCATCTGACTTGTGATGAAAATGGCCAGTAATGACCATATCATACTTGTTTAATGTCTTCTTGTCAATACCTACATCGCTAACATTGCCTCTGTCCATTTCAAAGCCTGAAATTTCAAAGTGACCAAAACATAGTTGTGATTTGGAATCTTTAATCTTACCAAAGATTTCTGTTTCGTTCTCATCACAGAGCCATGGTATAAAATCAATTGGCACACCATCAAAATCTAAAGTGACAAATTCATCAAACACCTTGATGGTACTATACTCATTCAGTAACATGCCAGATGAATTAACTTGAAGCGTATTCTTATAGGCAACATCGTGATTGCCTAACAGAGTGTACATTTGAATGCCGTGTTCTTGCAACTTACTAAAGAAGTATTTGCGAGCAAGGTACAATGAATTGAAGTTAATAAACTTTCTGCGGTCAAACAAATCACCGAGTTGTACCACAACCTTAATATCATTCTCTAACAAATAAGGAAAGAATACCTCTTCATAAAATTTTTGAAAGAACTTGTGAAAGTCTAACGAATCACCTCGAGCTCCAAAATGTGTATCACCTAATATAACTAATTTCATATTTCTTCAATAAACTTCTCTAGACCTTTTGCTTTACCTTCTTTTTTCTTCCGTTTACTTTCTTCAAAGTTATGGATGAATTCAGAAATATTATCGTAAAGCTGAAACTGTTTCTGATGGCCATCTGCGTCTTCATACATTTCAAATTCGTCTAAGATACCAATCTGTTGAGTTGCCTTGTACTTGACATAGAGTTGTTTCTTCTCTTTCATAATACGGCGTAAGAAAGCATAATACACTATCTGAGTAAAATAAGCAAATGGATTGCTACTCTTTGCCGGGTTAAAGTTTCTGAAGTACATCAGGCAGTTTTCAATACCATCTGCAATCATCTCATCACGGAAAGAATAAGAGATGAAGTTGGGTTTGCGTGACAAGTGTTCTGCAATTTTTAGGAAACACTCACCAATATAATTTGGTATTTGTGGGTCATCCTTACCTGCAGCCTTAGCATCATCACACAATTTTTGGTAGTTGATAAGTGCGGCAAGGAAGTCTGGGTTGTTAATATAGTGTTTTGTTTTCTTTTCAGTCATAGACGATTCCAATTCATTTGTGTTACTATACTATAAAGGAACACTAATGTCAAGCTTTATTAAGCTTACATTTGCCTACATTAGCGCTTGACAACTCTGTTGAATAAGCATATCATAGCGGTGTTCCGTTTTCAGATAATTCTTTAGTTACCTTTTCCAGTAACCGTAAGACACGCTTTCGATAATCAAATCCAAGTATTGATGCCTTCGTACCGTCATCGTACGGCGGTTCTCTACCTTGAGAATGGTATTGGTCAACAGTCAAATCAATTCGTTGGCCATTCACATCTACTGCCCACCAATGCCAGATATCTTCATCATCTAATGCTCGGTACAGTTTGATGTTCTTTGTACCAAACACTTTCTGTAGGCAACCAGAGGCAGTATGGCAATGGCCAAACATTGGGTTAGATGCATTGCGTTCAACCCACTTCTTAGGTAATAAGTCAGGTGTCAAGTTCATTATAATAATGCCTGACACCAATTCCAAATTATCTCTATTATAATCCATTAAACATTACCATACTTACGATTGTTAATCATTTTGAAGCCTTTGATTAGCTCTTGAATGCCTG